GCGTTCTGTTCTCTTTCCCACTTACGTTGTTCTCTTGCAAGTCGTTTTCCAATTGCGGCGTCTAATTCTTCTTGTGTGAAGGTTTTAGATGCTTCAACAGGCTTTTCTTCCAGCGATGTTACTTCAGTATCAGGAGCTGCTGTTGCTACCTGTTCTGGCGCGGCAGTTGAGTCCGCTAAGACTACTTCTTGTTCTTCAGACATCTATGACTCCTAAGAATCCCTAGCTAACGGCTAGTACGGTTGTTACAAAATATATTCCTAAATTTTTGCTTTGTCAAGTGTTGCTTTTTTAACTAAATCTTTCTGTAATTAAGTAAACAACGGTTTCACCTTGCGTTAATGCGTTAGTGTTTGCAGTTGTTGTTGTAATACGCAAATAAATTGGTGTAGTAGCAGTCCAAGATGGAATAGTGCCGCCTTGTACGGCAGCAGCTCTAGTCATTGATGTGCCCATATCTGCGTCAGCAAGTCCTTTTGTTACGGCAGCAGTAAAGCAATCATAAGAAGCAATAAGTTGCGCACCGCCTGCTGTTGTGCCAATTGTTTGCGTACAAGCGGTAACTCCACCGCCAGACCAAGGTGTAATCGTATCAGCAATAATTGAAATCAATCTAGTTTTAGCTGGCAAAGTAGCAATAACAACATCAGCAGTTGTTGCGGCGCCAGTAAAACCTCTTGTAACAGAAACTTTATATGTTTGAGTTAATACACTTCCAGAGTCTAAAGTTAAAGTACCTGTACTAGATGACTGAGTAATATTTCCGCTTGTTACTCGTAAACTATCAGGATAAATACAAGTAACATTTTGACCGCCTGGTGCGCTAGGGAATGGTGGAGTTAAAACAGCTTGTGAAAAATAATTAAGACTTCCAATATTTGCTATCTGTGGAAGCTCATGGTTTGTCTCTAAATTAAAGATTTCTGTTGCTAAAGAATATGTACCTAATCTAATAGCAGCGATACTTGCACCACCACCATGGGTACTTATACAAGTAATAAACCTTGTTTTTCTAGCTGCGATTAGGTCAATATTTTTACCAACTGTACTTGCACCAACCATGTTAAATACACAATGATCAAAAGTAGTATTAAATACTGCACCTGTACTATAGTCTGGAATATTTGCATCAAGAACTACTTGATAACCACCAGCAGTATTAGCATAATTTTGCTCAAACCATACACTTTGAATTTTTATGTTGTTAAGATTTCCACCTACTACTTTTCGTAGCAGTAAACCTTCTTTAGTATTTTGTTCGCTTACACCGCCATCCCATAATAGCAATTGACAATCTTGAACAATAACGCCTCGGTTATTATCGCGAGCTAAAAAATTGTACAGCGTAATCGGGGTATTCCCGCCTGATACGGTATCAATTAATAGCCCAATACCCAAACTTGTATCGTTACCTCGATTATTTATTACAGAACAATTTTGTAGGCTACTTGTATTGACATAGCCTGTCATGTGTATACCATGATTTGTGCATGAACCAACTTGCACGCCTTGCATAGTTACCATGCCATCAATCAAAATACCTGTTTGTAATACCCCATTACCAGCAACTGTTAAATCTTTTATTACCGTGTAAGAACCTGCTGTTGCACCATCAATGAAAGTTGCATTAATACCAACTGTTCCTGCGGTAAAAGTAAGCACAGTTCCAGATTGATCTGTTGGGCCGTACTCCATTGCATTACCCCAGCCTTGCAATGTAATATGATCACCTGTGATAATTATGGTTGGATCAACAGTAAAGTTACCTAGTGGTAATTGAATTATTCCCCCTCGACCAGTTGCTACCATTGCAGCAATAGCAGCATTTAAAGCCGCTTTATTTACACTCCCTGACGCGGTAGTAGAAAAGCCATAATCTGCTGCATTAATGCAGCTACCTTCAATCATGCTGTAACTTACTTTTGTTAAACTCATTTTAATTCCTAAACTTTGTTAGGCAAAGTAAATCCGATTAAATTGCCATTGTCTGTAAATTCTGGGCTTGAATTTGCGGGGAGATCACGCAAGGCTTGGCGATAAGTTGCCCAGGCTTGTTTTTCTTGATCAGTCAATGGAGAATCATTAACTTGTGTCCAATCACTATCCCGCAATAAAGCGGTACGAATTTTTCTTAACTCAAATTCTGCTGCTGTCATATTAACCTCCACAATATTGAATAGCTACGCCGCATCCTGCCGTATGATTTGCTGTTGTACCTGCTCCCACTATTCTATATTGAGGCAAAATAGTTAATGTTTGAGCTGCTGTTGCACTTACATAATAGCAAGATGATATTGTAAAATTTTGACTTAAATTAGCCTCGCCAGAATTAGATGGAACAGCTCCAGTAGGTTGTCTAATAGTGGCAGTTCCACCAAAATTTAGATATAAATTGTCATATGTGTATGTTTGCGAATGTTGGGTAGCACTTATGATAGAAATTAAATATTTGCCAGCAACGCTAAATGTAACTGTTAAAGTTCCAGAACTGTTAGATAAAGATACGTAATTACTAGTATCAGCCGTTCCAGTACCAGGTGCATTTGTTGTAGTACCCGTTACATCTGAGGGCGCCCAATCAGTCCATAAATAATTTGCAAGCGTAGTATTACTGTAATTTAAAGTAGTAAATTTGCCTGCGGCAGGGGTTGTAACGCCAATAGAAGTGTTATTAATTGTACTTGCCGTGGCAGGATTAATAGTTACTGTGCCTGTACCTGTGGGGCTAATTGCTACCGCAGCGTTGGCGGGAGTAATATTAGTTGCTACAGAAAGAGTAATGTTATCGCCGCCGCCTGCGCCTAAAGAAAGTTGCGTTGTACCGCTTGAATTTTTAAGCGCTAACCCGCCTGAATTTGTTGCTTGTACCGCTGCCGTTGTCAGACTTGTAGCCGCTATATCACGGCCAGCCGTTAAATTAGCGACTGAAACTTGTTTAGTAGTGCTAGATTGAACAATAGGCAATACTTCCGTACCCGCAAGTGGGGTTGTTGACGCGGGTAAGGCACTAATCTTTGAGTCAGCCATAATATTTCCTGTTAGTTATACATTACTTCAATTTTAGAAGTTGCGGGGGGAGCTTCAGAAAAAGTAATTAATGCGTTTGTTAAGGAGTAGGTATTTTTATTTTGATACACGCCATTAATATAAATTTGAGTGCTATTTTCACTTATAGGCGCGGTAAGCAAACTAAAAGCAGTTTGTGCGCCTGTACCTGTAAAATTAGCAACTAAGTTAAAATCGCCTGCAACAGAAAATACATTGTCGTATGTCGCTATGGTCACATTAGTAGACGTAGCTAGTATAAATTTATACCCACCTAATGTTAGCCAAATTTCACCGCTTGGCACTCGCCCCGCAGAATTTAAAATAATTGGGTTAGTATGGGCAACAGTTCCCAAACTGCTTGTATAAGTTGTTTTGGGTGTAGTTGTTCCTGCTGCGTAACTGTAAATTAATCCGCCTGCCAATGGCACGCCATCATCAGTAAAAAACTGCGCTCCGATCCCCGCAAATAACGATATGCTAACCGTCATAAATTACTCCAACAAAATAAGCCCATTATCTTCTTGTACAAGATTATTACTGGCTTCAGTTAAAAGGTTTGATACGGATCCGCCACTATCACGAGTGCCTGAGAATAAAGTAATAACACTACCTAAGCCGATAGCTACTCCATTACGAAGGGCAACTCCCCAACTCATCGAATATTAATTGGTTTGCAATACACATCGCCACTATCAGTAACACGAATTGCACTTACACGCCACGGGGCGCCTGTGCCTGGCGGGACTGTAAACGGGATTGGGGTAAAAGCTGGTATTGGTGTGCTAGCTGTAGTAGCTGTAACGCCTTCACCTACTAAAATGTAAGCTGGTGTAGTTGACCATACAACCACACCTTGTGGGCCTGCGCCCCAAGTAGCTGTAGAACCTGCTGTGCCTGTATATGCCGCAGTACGACCAGGGTAATTGTCATCGGCTAACGGTCTTAAAAGTTCCATTATTATTCCTTATGCTAAAAAGCGTAACTTATACAGCGTTGATAAATATAACTCGATAATACCATCAATTAAGTTCTGCAACGGTGCATCGTCTTTATCGCATACATCGTAACGCACAGATTCAATTTCGGCAAGTTGATTTTCTAAAAATTCAACCACATTTGATGTTTTTTTGGCGGACATAAGGCTAATTGGCCCTACTAAACCGTGTCGCCCTTGGTATGCTTCCGCAAAAGTATCGGCTAAATCAATGATATTTTCATAAAATTTCTGTAAAGCCTTGTGTTTTGCGTAACTTCTAGTGTTTAAATGCACACTATGCGTTACATCACGGGCTAAGAAGAATAATCCGATAAAATCTGCGGCTTTCATTGTTGCATCCCTTCAGGTGGTAATCCCATTGGTTGTTGTGGAGGCGCCATACCCATTTGTTCAGGTGGCATTTGCCCTTGCATCATTTCGGGTGGCATCTGTTCAGGCATCGGCGCGTTCATTTCAGGCATTTCTCGCCCAGGCATCTCATTAACCAAATCGCCGCTAGTAATCATGCCACTAATTGTACCCATCACAATATCTTGGATCTGTTCAGGTGTCATGGACGCTTGAACGGCAGTAAGTCTCTTAGTTTCTGCGTCAAACGCTTTAATAGTGGCTTCAAATTCTTTACGTTGGAGATCTTGAGCTTCCATTGATTTATTAACATTTTGTAGCATCCCATGTACTTGATCAAGTTCTTGGCTCATCGCTTGAATCTGTTGTTCAGCAGCCTGTAACTCAGGTGGTTTATCGTCGTCTTGCATTAATTTTGGATCAATTGTCTTAGCAAAGCGTTTTGCCATTTCTTGTGCGCCAGGCCAATCCATATTCTTAACAAACAGATCGCCAGCTACCGACCAAAGTTGCGGGTTGCCTTGCAACAGTTGGCTCATTGCATCTAATGACTCTTGGCGCTTAGTCATGTAGCTTGGGCCAGTAGTAACCACTACATCGTATGTACCAACGCTAGGGTTATAGACTTTTTCTATAACCATACCCTGCTCATCAATAATTTTTTTGACGGCTTCAGGTTGCGTTGGGTTAATTTTAACCATATCGACTTCACCATCTAAGCCTACAATTCTTGCAATACGCTCGGTATCATAGATTTTAGGGATCATATCGACTAGTTGTCGAGTCACATGGCGAATAGCACGGGATAGATTATCAACATAGTGATAAGTACCTGTATCGCCTTGTTTCTCTCTTGCCAGGATAGCCCGACCTGAGCGTTCGTTGCTTGTGGCACCTAAGCTCGAATCGTATTGGCCTGTGGTAGATTTAATGTCATCGGATGCGCCTGCTTTTGCTTGCAGTAGCCCACTCGATGCCATTGGTGGTTGGGCGCGTTGTGGTAAAGGTAATACGCTACCTGCGCCGTCCGTTACATCGGGGTTAATTTCTAAATAAGGCCAGTTGGTTGTGTTAGCTGTTTTCCAATTCTGTTCGTAGCCTTCAAACTGACCGCCATAACCAATAAACGGTGCTTTTGGTGCTAGGGCCAACATTTCAGCTTCTTGGCTAACCCAATAGTTATACATCCGTTGGGCATCTTTAGCGTTTCGCACTAAACCTGACACATACAGACGACCATCGACTTCAAATTCGTTACCAACTACCCGAACGACAGGGATCCATTTGCCTGCCCATTCTCTTTCTTCTAACACTTCGTAGCCGTTGGTTTTCATCCACATGACTTTTTTAACATCGACTATTCGACTCTTGATTGGCTTTAAACCCATCATCTTCATCTGCTTATCTTCAGGTGAGCCATCAAAATGACTCATATTGCCTGGGTACAAATTCAGTTTAGTCGGTATATGCTTGTAGTAGAAATATTCAGCAATACGAATTGTATTTTCGTTTATCCATTGGCTAAGTGAGGAGTCACCTACGCCTTGCGCTAGCATGGATGAGATTGGCGCAGCGTTTGGAAACTCTCTTTCGTATTCTTCTTTAAGTATATCTTCAGTAATAAAGCAGTATTCTGCATCTGATCCGCATGGATCTTGAATCATTGGATCCATGTAAACGCTAAAAGCGTTGCGAATTCTGCCAATACGGATGTCTTGATCAAAGGTTGTATCGTTACAATACTCAGTCAAAATACGGATATAACCTTCACCGTAGGTGACTTGATTGTCGCACGCCGTGTCATAAGCTACATCTGCATCTGAGATGTATTCAATATGACGCACCATGCCATCAAAGATTTCAGCAACTTCAACGTCGCCTTTATCGTCAGCAGGGATTACCTTCCCAGAGGGTCGATTTTGACGCTGTTCGTTAGTAACTTGCCTGACGTGTTGAGGCAGTTTGTTAATAGTAAGGCAAGGTCTAGCGTTGATGGTCTGTCCTTGAACAGATCCTCTAGTTGCCAATACGTCAGCAGGCCATTGCCATTGATTATCTGGAGAACCAGCCATAAATCGAAGGTCATCTAATTCATCTTCGCGGGATTCGCTATACGCTGACAACGCTGCTGTAAAGCGTGAGCGCATCGTAGATAACTTATCCTTTGGATCTTCATTGGTTGTTGGGTTGCTACCGACGTCGGCTACTTTACCGACAAGGTTCATGTTTGTTTGGTCGTATGCCATTATTTTTTCATCTTGCCTGCTGGTTTAGCTGCGCTGCGCTTGGTAGCATACGCTATTGCCACGGCTTGTTTGACGGGTTTGCCTGCTTTTATCTCGGCTTTAACATTTTCTCGAAATGCTTTAGGACTAGCTGATTTTTTTAACGGCATGGTCATTTGCCTTTCTTAGCAGTTTTAGCTGAATCTTTAAAATCTTTGGCAGTTGGCGCACCTTTACTGCCCACTTTACGCATTTTTTCTTTAGATCCTGCTTCTATTCTTGCACGTTTAGCAAGAATATTAGCATAAAGTCCAGGTTTAGTTGCCATTAACAGTTCCAATTCTTTAAAGATGCTTTAGCGCGAGGAGCGTCGCCTTTAGCGTGTTTAACAACTCCTGACATTCTCGCACAAAACGATGCTTTTCTACCAGCATCTGCTTTTGTTTTCGGATTCGGTGCAGGTGCTTTCAAATTACTGTTGTTTTTTGCATTGTACTCGGCTCGCCCTTTGGCGGTCATCCCCGCACCCTTATCAGTTGGGTTATAGTTCTTACCCTTACCCGTGGTCGTACGCGGTATCGGTTTGCTGTGTTTAGTCGCCATCTAACTTCCCATCCAAGAATTAGAGACCGCACCTTGATTCTGGTACGTATTCTTTCGGATTATACCCTTATATTCCCGATGTGCAACAGGAAACGCAAAAGTCAATGCAATAGCGTCGGCAGCGTCAGGTGACGCTAGCCCTCTTGATCTCATGTCTTTCTTCGATTCCAAGAAGATGCTCCCCTTGCTATCAGGCTTCATCATGGGCGAGATCAGATCACTTTTTAAGTACCGATCCGTAGGCACGCTGGCTGACTTGAGCCATTCCCGCATATCGCCCCACATCTCCGCCCGTTTGTTACCATACATCATACTGTTCTTTGCTTTGTTCCCGAAGTTAACACCTTTGATCTTATAGCGTTGCTCTTTCAATCTGTCCACTACTCCAGCTCCGAGTCCACCTTCGTCGATGTTGACTAGCGCTGGCTGATATTCCTCAATAGCCTCGATCACCCGCCCAACTGTTTCCATGGTATCGTCACCTTTGTGCCGTTTGATAGCTATCACATCCCGCCCTTGTCTGACCGCGATGACGGTTGAGTCCGAGCCAAACCGTGCAGGGTCAACCCCAATGATGATGGGTGCAGTATTGTCCTTGTACTTTTCCCGTTGCATGGCTTCTTCGACTGTGTTGACGCTAATGAACTGATCATCGGACGCGTTCGGGAACATACCGTACACTTCGACGTGGGCTTGCACCGAGTCCGAGCCGTACTCAGCGATGATCTGCTCGTACACGTTCTTGTCTGTACCTTCGACTTGGCGTGAGTCGATGTTGCGGTTTTTCCAAAATTCCCGCTTGGAATGGAACGCTTCATAGAAATATCCACTATTCCGCCGTGGGTTGCTAAACGCCATCCAAAACCTGTTGGGTGTGTTCTCTGTGAAAAACCCGCTTGTCACCGCCCAAATAGAATCATCAATACCCGACGCCTCATCGAATATAACCATTACCCCGTCGTAGTTGTGAACCCCCGCGTAAGCATCAGGATTCTCCGCCGACCACAGCCGTCCTTCAACACCCCAATACCGTGTGCCTTTTTTCAGATCCCGTTCAACTAGCTCAGTCAACCATTTGGCTGGCATCACTCTAGTTGCGCTCACTTCGAACCAATGACTGTTGATGGACATGGATAGCCACTTAGTTATCTCCGCCCAGGTGACGCTGCGCAGCTGCGATTCCGAGTTAGCCGACACGATGACGGTTGCGCCTATTCTGGTCGTTAACATCCAATGTTCTAGCCATGACACTAGCGCTGACTTACCAATTCCACGCCCAGACGCTACCGCTTCTCTTAGCACATCGAAGTCCAACTTGCCTTGGTTCTGCTTAATATGTTCGGCTATGTCCAGTAAGATTTCACGTTGCCACTTGCGTGGCCCTGTAAAATTCTCTAGCGGCGTACCCTTTTGCGACCACGGATAACAATACATCACAAACGCTAGTGGGTTGTCCTTAATCGCAGGACTCCACAGGCGTGACATTAACTCTTGTTCGTCTTGCGCTGAGTAGATGGTGGATTGCATTTAGCTGTTAAGTATTGTTTAGGCGACTTTTTGTTTGCGTTCAGGTTTCACGTGGATCATTTCTGCATCGTTAGCTTGGCTTTCCACTTGTTTGAACACGCCTTCGATGACGCGCGTTTCGGCTTGTTCGAGTGCGGCTGTGATCGAGATGCGTTGTTCAACATCTATCGACAGTTGTTGTTTAGCTACCCAGCCATGCTGATGCTTGAGGATTTCTAGCGCAGCTTTAGCGTCGCCATCGGCGGCGGCTTTGTGCAGTATCGCAGACAACTCCATCTCGCCATCGGCTTTGCCTTTTTGTTCAGCGTACTCCGCAATGGGATCTAACATGGTGAGCTGTCGATATTCGGTAGGGCGCATCCCAGCCGCGAGTGCGAGTGTGTCGCCTTTGAGTCCTAACTTGGCAGCATCGTAGATGCGTTGCAGTCTAGCCTCGGTAGCCTCTAGCTTGCGTGGCTCATACACATAGGAATGAAAGTTATCAAACATTTGCATAGTGTATCAAAGTTTTGGCGGGGGGTTCGATGTTTTTTAGCCGTTTTTTAAAAAAATAAAAAGTTTGAGCAAACGCTCCGCCGCCATAGGGCCGTTCGGCTCGGCCCTACCCCCCCCATGCAAAAAGTTTTTAGCCGCCAGCTAGCAGCCGAAAACCGAAAAGCCAGCAAATATAAGGCTTTGCGGGTAACATAGGCTTGCAAGCCTGTAAGTATAAGGCTTTGCGGGTATGGACAACATGGACAACATGGACAATCTCTTTTTAGCTGGTATTAATACGCGTTATTAATGGCGGGTAATGTGGACAATGTGGACTAACATTTTTTAATAGTCCACACTATCCACAAAAGGGAGCGGGGAAAAAGCGGGGAACAAAAGGCGCGGGGTAAACGTGGACAACATGGGCATTGTGGACTAGTACTTTTTAAGAGCTACAATAGTAACTATCAATATACTTATATGTATAATATTAGTTAATTAGAATTAGTTAAATATACTTATCCACAATATCCACATTGAAGCCCGTCATACGTTTACGCGGGATAATCGTTATCCACATCATTGTCCACATGGACAACGCCAATTATCCACATTTAAATTATTTGCATAAATGCTACAAAATATGTAGCACTATTTTGAGAATTGTGTATAATTGATACCAGCAGCACAATAAACTAATCTAAACTAAAGGAAACTAAAATGTTAAACAAATTACACAAAATAGCATTTAGAGAAGCACTAAGAAACGATGTAGCCTTTTGCTACTTTGCGCCACATGATAAAAAAGTAGTAAAACACAATAGCGCCATTGTAGAGGCCATTGCCTCCCGCCGCCAATTCTCATATGCGGATTCTAAGTATCATATTAAATTTAACTAAACAATACGCCAGGCCGCAGCGCCTGGCATCTTAAAAGGAAAACAAAATGCTTAAGACTAAACATAGAATTGAAAATATACACGTTGGAATAATTGATTGTAATTACACAATTGCACGCTTAGAAAAAGATAACGCTAGTAAGGAGCAAATACAGCATTGGGTTGACTACAAAAATGATTTATTGAAAACCTTAAGTAATTTTCGTAACCTTAATCACTAAATTAACCGCAGCTCCAAGGCGGGAAGCCCCCGCCTTGATATTAATCTAAACTAAAGGAAAACATACCATGAATGCACTAACTAATATTCAACATATGAGCGTTGATACGCTTGGAGCGCTGTTAGCCCAAATAGCAGCGTTAACAAAAGAAGCGGATATGATTAAAGATACTTTAAAAGATCACGCTTCACTAACTGATAATAAAGTATTCGAAGGCGCGCTATTCAAAGCTACTGTAAGCGCTACTAACAGACAAGTAATAGACTATAAAACCCTGGTAACTGATTTAGCTATACCAGCGGATACGCTCGCGAAGTATACGAAAATTACAGCTGTATATTGTGTTAAAACCACATCAAAATAAACTAAAGGAAAACATAAAATGAAGCTAGATTTTATTCAAGATCCAGGCCATGGTTGGCTTAAAGTAAAAAAAGATCTATTAATTAAATTAGATATTGCCAATAAAATAAGCCCATACTCTTATACGCGCGGCGCCTATGCTTACTTAGAGGAGGATTGTGATTATTCTACCTTCCAAGCGGCCATGAATAACGCGGGCTTAAATTTTACTTGTCGCGATTGTGTAAGCCGCGCGCGGCCTTCAAAAATTCGATCGTATGCACAATATAGACTAATCTAAACTAAAGGAAAACATCATGCAAGTACATTTAACATTAAAAAGCGCTAACGTGAAAACGGGGCCGATCCCCGTTAGCACTACAGAAAAGAAAAGCTGCCCGCCAAAATGTCCACATAAAAAGACGTGCTATGCTAAACAAGGCCCGCTAGCGCTTCATTGGAATAAAGTTAGTAATAAGGAGCGCGGCGGCGCCTGGACTGAATTTTTAAACCAGATTAAACAATTCGAGAATGGCCAATTATGGCGCCATAATCAAGCGGGGGATCTACCAGGCGCGGGCAATAAAATAGATAAAAATAAGCTACTATCTTTAGTAGCTGCTAATTCTAGCAGCAAGGCCGCGGGTTTTACTTATACACATAAGCCCGTTATTGGAAATGATGCTATAGCGAAGGAAAATAAAGCGCTAGTAAAATTGGCCAATAAAAGCGGGTTTACAATCAATTTAAGCGCGGATAATTTAGCTCAAGCGGATAAGCTAGTTAAATTGAATATTGGCCCAGTAGTAACATTATTGCCCGAAGATTACCAAGATAAAAGCGTTACGCCTGGCGGCAATACTGTAATTGTTTGCCCCGCTCAAACCCGCGATAATATAAGCTGTAGCAGCTGCAAATTATGTGCTAACGTGGGCCGCGCTGTGATCATAGGTTTTAAAGCCCATGGCAGCGCCAAAAAAGCTGCTAGCAAGATCTTTTATCTAAAGGCGGCGTAATATGTTAAATTTTGCGCTTCCCGTCTTATATGGCGTGATCATAGGGCTTTTTATAAGCCAGTACATTAATTAAGGGGATAACATGAGTTTATTGCAGGAAATTAAAAAATATGGCCTAGCGGATACTAAGCAAAATAAAAAGTATAAGGTAAAAAGAAGGCCGCCTTATTTTAAAACCGTTGATACGTTTACATTTTATAACCAGGGTATGGCCGCGCATGAAGTAAGGAATGCACGCGGGCGCTGCGAAGACGCGCCTTGCTGCGGCTGCTGTACATTTTAATTTAGGGGAAAACATGAAGACATTTATTGATTACTTATTAGGCGGCTTATTTATGGCCGCCATGGGCCTAGGCCTAGCGTTAATTTATATCTACCGTACGGGGGGTTTCTAATGTATATCGTACGATATCGCGTCCAGGGCGAAGACTATAGTATTCGTTTTAACGATAAAACCAGCGCGCAGCTATTCGCGCGCAAATATAACGGGGTAATATCATGCTAATAGCTATCATCGCAGGTTCTATAGTCTTATTACTGGTCGCCGTATTTGATCTTTAAGCCAGTAATCTTTTAAACCATGGCCCGCTTACAGCGGGCTTTTTTTACGCTTGGCGCTGCGGATCCGCGCGCAGCTGCCCACGGTCCAGCTGCCAACGGTCCAGCTGCCAACGGTCCAGCTGCCAACGGTCCAGCTGCCAACGGTCCAGCTGCCAACGGTCCAGCTGCCAACGGTCCAGCTGCCAACGGTCCAGGCGCCGCCTGCCCGTTATAAACGGGCTTTTTTGGCCTTATTTTTTGGGATTTTTTGGGTTTTTTTGACTTTTTTTTGACTTTTTTTTTTTGCTTTTTTTACGCCTGCGCCCGCGGGTGACGGGCGTGGGCTATTTAAATTTCTATAATTTTAAGGGGACGCTTTTTTCGATTATGTTTGGGGACGCTATTTTCGATTAGGTTTAAAGACGCTTTTTTCGATTCATTTTGTATTGACTGATTGAGGCATTGGCGCGTCCTCAACTGCACGCCTCAGCTCAGACTTACTCAGCGTACTAGCTACTTCTGGCGCTGCGTAAATATGCTTCTTCGTGTCAAACTCACGCGACTTCAAGCGACCGCAGTCCACCCACCCTGCCTCTTTGAGCGCGTGTAACAAAGCAGCTTGCGGTACTTTAACATTACTAGGCGCTAACCCCGTCAAACGATCACAAAGCGCGTGCATCGGTGATCCAATCACGCCACGGGCAAACTCACCTTTGCGAGCGCGTAACATCTCAACCAGGAACGACTCAGCCATAGACATTCCATGCTCAACTAGATTAGCCTTGAACTCGGTCATGGCGGGAGCGGCGGCGGGGTTAAAATTAGTCACGTCACGGGCGTGTAGCCACGCAGCAATAGATTCAAACCCACCCTTGCGATACCACGCCCACAACGCCTGCGCTACTTTGGCATCCATCCTAGCTGCTGCTGACCATACGCAAAACCATCTACGATCTTGAGACGCTAACGAGATAGGTACTGGATCATTTGAGAACGCGAGAACGAACAGTCTATTGGCCATTTGGTATGGGTGTAAACCCTTACGGTTAATCGGTAGCATTTCAGGCGGCGCTGCTATGATGGGTTTTAACTGATTGGCCAACTGCCTACGGGCGGCGGCGTCGGGTTCTTTTAGTTCGTTAATTAATAAAATTTCGGATTCTAACTGATAACCCCATTGACTGTTAATTGAATTGTTATCCATAATGCCGCGGTTCTTGAGGTGACTGCCACAGACTGCCCAAATAAACGGCGCCCACATCGTATCTTTGCCGCTGCCCTCATCGCCGCCATGCAACACGGCATGATTAATCTTAATCTGCGGGTGTTGCACCTTACAGGCCATGATGTCGAGTAAATGTTCTAACTCGGCAGGCTCAGGCACAAGCGCGCGGCAATGGTCTAACCAGGGCGCTATTGTCGATTCGGACACGGCTACGCCTGACACGTCAGGCCGAGCGTCACGCCAACGGTTACCGTACAAGTCGCCGTCACGGGCTACGAGTACAGTCTCACCCGCAGCGTAAGTAATACCCACAAGCGCCTTAGCGCCCATCGTCTGTCTGTTCTGGTCAAAGCAGATAGACGCCTCAACCTTGGTAGTAGGCGCATGGATTGACATACACTTGATATGACGGAATAGCGCGTTGAATGTCTGTCTTGACACCTCACGGCGGTCTTGCATATCAAAATAGGACTCATCATCTTGGACGTAAGCGAAACGCTCATACCACTTGGACTTCTCGACACGGCCTAACTCTTTACGCTCGACCTCGGCAATCTTGGCGTCAGCGTCATCGGTGAACATATCAGACGGGGTAATCTTAGCAAGCGCAACAGTCATCGCCTCGGCTATCAATTGGTCACGCAGGCCATGTGTAACTTTAGGGCCACCATTAGCGGCAACCCAATCTAAGAATGTTTGGCTGCCGAAATCAACGCAATGCGAGTGCAGACAACAATAAGAACGATCTAGGGGTTTGTACCGACCTTCGGGGTTGCCATCGGTATGTTCGGCGTTGTTGGGGCAAGTGACTGATAACCACCCTTCGCCGTTGATCTTGGAAAGAACCATGCCTTGATCATTAAGCCATGCTAACACATCGTCACCGCCATTGTCGGCTAATCTGATTGGCGCATAGTGGTTTGTATCAGCAGGGGCAGGCGTCACATTGAGTGCCGTGCAGATATCGTCTAATGTAAAGTCACGCTCAGGATGAAACTCTACTAACCGTGCTTTGAAGTTATCACGCCCAGGCTTTAGGTTAATCGAGTCAGGCAAACGCACATTTCGAACCGCATTAGTAGCGCCTGCATCGGTGTAACCTGCCGCCGCAATGGCTTTGACTGCTGCCGTGAACTCACCCTTAGTCGGTTGCTCGCTGAAAGCATAGCCATACTGAAAATTATTAGGTGATGTCTCAAGAATCCATGTCGGTGCAAGGGGCGGTATTTTCGATTTCGTACCGATGTCGTCTAGCATCATAAATAGCACAAACTCGCAGTTGGCTGCAGACGCTGATATGCGCCCATCCTCGAAGCGGTCTATGATAAACGACGCCGTGTTGATGTACCACGCCTCACCGTCCTTCATCTTATGACTAGGCAAGTACGCAGGCCATGTGCATTTGATAGCGCCGTCAGCGTGCAACTGCAACTCACCGTCCTTCAGTTGTGGCTTTTGGCGCACAATCAAGGCAGTCTCGCCATCGGGAGCCAATTGTGTGATAAACTCTAAAAAGTTGTGCATTTTGTGTTTCCTTCCGTGAATTAATTACCCCTAGCCCAAAACTAGGGGTTTTTTTTACTTTCCATACCTTGTCATAATGCTTGCCTCAACGTCTAAGGGTAATCCCTCAGCCCATGCGGGTGGGGTACACATAACGTCTTTCATTTTTTGTACTGCTATTTCGGGTGTTGCTGATTCGACCACAATTTCATCATGGACGTGAGGTACCACATCGTCCAAGCATCGCAAAGCGTGTCGCAGTAAGTCATTGGCGACTGCTTGTGTGATGTTTTCACAGGCAAGCCCACGCCACAGTCTTGCTCTAGGCCACTCTTTAGCGTCGGCTGCTGGCTTCCATGATGCTTTGGCATAACTGACTCCGTCTTGATCTAATCGGGCGAATGGATAGCATAACACACGCCCACTAGGAAGTGCATACCACAAGTGTTGCCCATCAAATAAATAGGTTACACGGCCTGCGCTAAACTCATGTCCTTTTTTACGCATCGCCCTTGTGTAAGCATTTTCAAGATCTTGCCAGTACGGTACTGACCACGGATTCGCAAAACGCCACGCATTAACCATCCGCTTGCCTCCAGGTTCAGGTAACAAAATACCATACGCTCTACCCATCGCAGCGAACGCTCCTACGCCACCAGCAAATCCACACGCTAACTCTTGCACCTTGCCAATCTGTCTCTGTTCACTAGTAATCTGATCAACAGGTACATGAAAGGTTGCACTAGCATTAACCTTGTAAACATCCTCACCAGTACGGAACAAGTCTAACTTCTTAATGCCTGCTGGACAGTTGGATAGCCATGGGTTAACGCGCGCTTCAACGGCTGCCCAGTCGGCGACGACTAATGATTTTCCCCTATCGGATATAAGGGCAGGTCGGAGCATTGACTTGAGTACATCGGTAATTCGGCGTCCAAAGGCAGGGACAATTGCGTGGCCTCTAACCATAGCGGATCTAACGGCATCGGGATCCTTAGCGCACTTTCGGGTAAAGTTGTGTACTTGCGCTCCGTAACTACTTGCCCTACCTGTGGCTGCGCCACCAGCAAAGACAAATGCTCCACGAACTCGGTTATCTTCTTCATCTGCTAACTCCTTTAGTCTTTTAAATTTTGCGACACTAGACGCCCATAGGTCGTCCGCACATTGGATAACATCCGCAACTTGCGGTGGTACTTCATCGGGATTTTCTTCAGCACACACAAGTAGATTAGCTCGAACTGTCTTGTCGATTGAGTATTTTTTGTCACCATCTTTATAATTTTCCATCAATTTTTTGGCCTGATCGCCAACTCTAGCGAGAACCCACTCACGCATCCGTGGACTCCGCACGCTTAATATTTCACCATCTGTTAATTCTGCAACAAGATTCTCAATTTCTATTAACTCTGCACTTGCGTACTTAATCGCTGACTCGGCTAAGGGTTTATCCAGTAGCACGCCACGATCATTAATCTTCTCATTCACATGATAATCCATCAGCTCATCATCGGACAACTGACGCATAGCTTGGCTAATCGCACGCATTGCTCTGACATCCTGCTCGCAGTAGGCGACCATCTCAGCCATGAGCGTTGGATCGTTGTTAAATGTACCATCGGCTTTGGGGATAGATAGCAAGCGAATCAGTTGATTGCCTCTATGGTCTTTACGCATATTCACGCTTGCGAATCTGCCCACGTCATCAAGCGAGCCTGGCGCACAGTTGGCACGAGCCTGCGTAGCTGTACAATAGAACTGTTCCGTCGTCGGTTCTGGGATTCCTTTGTCTGGGCAGAGGACGTACCACATGATCAAGCGCTCAAAGGCAGCGTTATGCGCTCGAATTTGACCACCTGAAATGATATGGTCAACAATCTGCCAAGGGAATTCTTGACCAGGCAACCACGACTGCACTTCCTCATCATCGAACGCGTAAGATAGGCAAAGCACAGACGTGCTGGCATCCCTTGCGTAGTTATAGACGCCACGGCTGGGTAGATCACAGCGTGAGCGCGTCTCAAAATCAATATATAGGATTGTCATAGGTAGGTGGGGCTAGTCGGTTTTCTTAGTTCTTCAACTTGTGTGTACTAGACTGAATACTCACAGACTAGCCCCATTCTTACTCTGCTGCTGTTTCCACGGGTGCAGGTTGCTCTTGCACTTGCGGTACGGCTTGTTGCTTGATTTTGTCAATGATTGGTTGAGAAAACTCATAAGGCGTTTTGCCTAGAGCTGCCAAAATACCATTAACTTCTTCAATGCTCAGTTCTAGCTTAATCATATTAAACACTCCTTCTTCTGCGTGCTGTTGCTACAGGAGCTACTGCTTCTGCTTCAACGGCGGTTTCTTCTGCGGGTGTACCAGCCTCATCGGTCATACTCATCCAACTTGCAATTTTAAAAATTGGTGTGTAAATGCGACCATAAGACTTGTGACTGTAATGCTCTTTATCAAGCGTAACAATCGGTACAGGCAACTTCGGATCTGTGTCTACTTGTGTAGCAATGGCAACGGCTAAGGCTTGTACGGAACGCTTACCGCCAACGCTAGTTGTGGTGTAGCGCACTTCCATCCCCTTATCTTCGCCACTTAAACACTTCATAGACATACCGACTTGCGTTTCCCAACCCTTACGAGCCATTGGGGGCGCTGCTTCTAACTCAGGTAATGGCTGAGATACTGATACCATCTTCTCGCCAAGCACTTCACCGTCGCCCCAAGCTATAAAACCATGCACAAATGAGAACGGATTGACTGCCCATGTTGAGTCATCTTCGACTTCGGTCTGATCTGCACCGAATACCCAATGACCTGTTTTGTCCATCTTGAGGATGACAACACCTGCTGCGCCAACATCGGTTTCTAAAGCGCGTAACGCTGTCGATAATGAAGTGACTGAGGGTAGATTTGCTGCTGAAAACGTGGTTATATTTGACATTATTAAAGTTCCTATTGGATTTTAGAAAGGGCTGCAACAAGTTGCTTCCCGATTTGTACTACGGCTGGGCGTGGATCTTCTTCACGCGCCAACGTACTGCCACTACTTACTGCTACTACTAAGTCGTCAGGCAGTTTAGTGCCTAACTTCTTGAGTACCTTTTCCGCAACTGCTGGTGTAATGAGTTTAGTCACATACAACTCAGCTTCGGGGATTACTTTTGATAACACGTCTGTTGCTTGATCTTCATTAGCCCATTGGCGTGTCGCACGCTTATTGACTAACTTCCAACCTGGCACAGGCTTGTCTGCCTCTAACATTTGGTGCGCTAACGCTCGCAGATCAGTAATCCATTGTTCTAACAGATCACAATTCTTGAGATAGCCACCTATCATATCAGCGTTGAGGCTCGCCAACTGATCCTGTAGCGCACGGTCAACTGCACCTGTCATCTTAGGGCAGATTGGTTTTGCAGCGCACCATCGGCAATGCTCACCCGCGCTTAACCCAGCGTTCTTTTTCTGTGATTCCTTGACGGATGCGACTAAATTATTTTCAAAAATTTTGACACGCTCAACTGTTGTCACCCAACGCTTGACACTTGGTGGTTGCACAATAACGCACTCGATTTCTGTTGCGCCATCAAACACCCATGCTACTGAAGGTGTACGCATGGCTGCTGCTGCGTAGAATAAGAGCTGTTCGTTTTCTTCAACACCTACGGCTACACCATCGCCAAACTTCCAATCAAGCACGATAGCCCGATTACCAATACGGCCTAGTAAATCACATGAGCCAAACACGTCAGGCAAGAAGTCACCAAAGCCAACTTCAGTTTCAACGGCGTATTCCATTTCTAACTTAGGATCAATCTCGCTAAGTAAGTTAAGGGCAACGTGCAATTTGTTGTCGATGTGGTCTTGCGTCAGCACTTGATCTTGATACTTCATACCGATTAAAGACTCAGGCGTTACGCCTTGGTCAAGCACTTGTGATATAGCGGTATGAAGTAATGTACCTAAGTCAGCATAAACGCTACTTGGTCTTGGTGGCATCTTGGCACATAAAGCAACAGAGCCTGGGCAACCCATAACCCTTTTGGCAGTTGAGCCACCGACGATATTTGAATGTTGAGCCATGTTTAGTTTCCTTTAGTTTATTTGTTTAGAAATTTTATTATACATACATTTTTAAATTATGTGTTAAACTTTTTTACATGAATGAAAAAGAAATTGAATCTTATTTTAAATGGGCCGTAATGTCAATAGGCGGAAAGACTTATAAGTTTAGGTCAATCAACCAGCGCGGCGTGTCAGATCAGATAGCGTGTCTGCCCAATGGCGATACGTGGTTTGTAGAATTAAAAACAAAGGGCGGTAAAGTATCTGCCCTACAGAAATTTTTTATGGAAGAAGTAACGGGGCTATCCCAACAATATGCGTGTTTATGGACTAAGGAACAAATAGATGAATGGGTTAAGGTTACGCGACTACCAAGAGATAGCCGCTGATTTTCTGTATGAGCATGACCGTGCTATGATTCTTGCGCCTGTTGGTGCAGGTAAGACGGCTATCACGCTACGCGCCATGTACGACTGTCTGTACAACGGCGTTGTAACTCGGTGGCTAGTCATAGCACCCAAGCGTGTCTGCACCGACGTGTGGCCTGTCGAGCAGCCGAAGTGGGCGCCTTTTATGAAGTTAGCCGTAGCCGTAGGCACACCAAAGCAACGCAAGGAAGCGTTTGAGTCCAAGGCGCTAGTGGTTGTGACCAACTACGACAACTTACAATCGTTGCCAGATGACATGGATTTCGACGGTATCGTATTCGATGAGCTGACCAGGCTAAAAAATCCATCAGGCGCACGCTTTAAAGCCCTTAATAAAGTCATTGATTCTATCAAAATACGTTGGGGTTTGACAGGGTCGTTTACTAGCAATGGCCTTGAGGATGTGTTTGGACAATGTAAGATCATCGACCAACAGCTACTAGGGCGGTCTAAGGGGGCTTTTATGCAAAAGTATTTTATTCTAATGAACAAAGACTTTGGCGAGTGGGCGCCACGCAAGGGTGCGCTGCCTGAAGTAATGCAAACTATTAAACCTGCAACATTTGTGCTAGATGCTGGCGAGTACGCTGATCAGTTGCCCCCGCTACACGTTGTTGAGATGCGTTGTGATATGGCTGACCGTAGCCATTATGAGAAGATGAAGAAAGACTTTGTTGTGCAGTTTGGTAAAGAAAAAATTACGGCGGTTAGCGCAGCCGTTGTTACACAGAAGTTACAACAGATGTCGTCAGGGTTTGTTTACAGTACCGAAACAACAGCATCTAATACACCTGGGCGCATGAACGTCACCCAGACGCCTATTTGGTTTAGCACCCATAAGTTTGATATGTTAGATGAGCTGCTCAATGAGAACCAACGGGCAAATACCATCATCGTTTATAACTACGTCGAGGAGCTGGCAGAACTCAAGCGTAAGTACCCTAACGCACAGACAATCAACGATCCGCAATCGATTGCACGCTGGAACGCAGGCGAAATAGAACTGTTGTTAATTCACCCGTTATCGGCAGGGCATGGGTTAAATCTACAACATGGCGGATGCAAGATGGTGTTTGTGTCTCTGCCGTGGTCGCTAGAGTATTACGAACAAACCATCGGCAGACTGCACCGAAGCGGTCAAAAGCATGATGTGTGGGTTTACATCCTGATTACAACGAAAACGATTGAGGAACGCATTTTGGGTGCCTTGAAAGACAAAAAGGCGTTATCGGAAATAGCTATGGAAGAACTAACATGAACGAACAACAGTTGATTAAATTGCTTGAGAGTGCCGAAAGTACGATTGCACGGCTGATGTTAGAAGTTAATCGGCTATCTAAAGAAGTTGAGTTGCGTGAGTTAACCGATGATGAGATAAAAGAAGTGTACGACCAGTATTTTGATGTTGATAATTTTGGTTGGCTACAACGTGAATGTATTAGAGAAATTTTACAAAAAGCGAGAGAGAAATGACTCCATACATTTGCGTACATTGTAAGTCAAAGATACTAACCATATTAGTCAGATGTCCATATTGCAGTAAATAACCAAGGAGAAGAACCATGACTGAATCAGTAGCGTATATGTCTGAAAATGGTGTGTTGTTTAAAGAAATGCCACCAAACCCTATGTTTGAATTGACGCCACTTTATAAGTTGCGTGACATATCAGATAAGGAGATAGAAGAACTTGCAAGTTTTATTTTTACTGAAGATCGGGCGTATGAATACTGCGATGTGTATAAATTTGCTAGAGCATTACTACAGAAGGCAACGGAAAAATGAGCTATATCGTTGCGTCTTTGCCGCCTATTAAATGCTTTGTAAAGCGCGAGTTTTTGTACAACGACCACAAAGGGCATGGCGAGTTAGAGCCTTGCGTTTGGGTTAGCCTTAAAGCCTTGCGTGGGCAGGTCTTTCGTATTGAATCGCTATTGCCTGCGTATGGCGCGTTGTACGACAAGTTGCCCATCCATGCGTATGTCTGGCACGCTGACGCTGGTGATCTGCCAATTGATGTGTTGCAGTTGTGGGATTGCATGAGTTACAGATTTACCATTATTGAAAAGATTGCCTTGCGTAATTTGGGCGTAAAGTTTTTGGGTAAAGACAAAGCCTGGCACTTTGGACGCTATTTGTTTACGGTAGACTTCTGCGCTGACGGCTTGGATGTAGACACAACTTTTACTGAACAGGCCGAAGAACACAAGTCTTTTAATTTTATCCAGTTAGAGAACGGTCAATTTGCTACGCAACCCAACAACCGTTGCTTGTGGTACGACCAGAGCCTAATCCCTGCTGAGACAAAGTTTCCTGATTTTCAAGCAGCGCAACGATTATGGACAGTCGATGGCACACGCAAATGGTCGGCAGGCGACGATTGGTTTTATGACATTAAGGAGAAGAAAGAATGAAAAGGTTATTACAATACAAAGCCAAGCTAAAAGCGGCGATGGCTGAGGAAACGATCAGGGCGAGGCAATATAACGCTGCGCTCAGATCATTAAAAAAAATTACTGCTGAAACTATTGAACTACAAAGAAAGGTCGAACATGAAACCGCTAAGTTGGCGCAAGCTGCAAGCCGTACTGAATCAGCTCAATGAGTCTGAAGTATTAATTATGCTGATTGAGGAGCGACGTGGCCTCAAGCGAGCATCCATCATGGAGAGATTGCATATGCGTTACAACACCTTGCGAGTTAGCCGTGAGCGTATTGAGATTATGAAGGAAGCTATTGCGCCATGACCGAACCTGATTTCTACGCTTGGTCACACGCCAATTTAGTTGAATTTGCAACAGAAGCGTATTCTCGGATTTTAGAGGATACTTATGAGATAGAATTATTAAAACAAGATTTGCGAATGGCTATCCAAGCCTATCGACAAGTCAATACAAGGAGCAACTATGAATAATACCGACAAGAATATGATCACGCAAATGATACGCGCAGGGCGATTTAACCCTGAGATATGCGAGTTATTACGCCAAAAGCAAGTTGAAGATTCTAAGAAGATGATTAAGCAGATGGGCGAAAGATATTGTTGCCACGCCAATAACGCACCAAAGAAAGGTGCTTACTAATGGACGACGACTACGACGATTATGTACCTGTGCCACAAAACAACGAAAGTTTTATGAGTCAGCAAGAAGTTGCAGATGAGTTAGGGATTTCCCGTAGTCGAGTTAGTGAGATTGAAAATATGGCTTTACGGAAGTTTCAGCTCCGTTTACTAAGCCGTTATTCAGTAGGATTACTAGGAGACGTGATATGAAAACAGACGGCGTAGTTATTTTAGTAGCGTTATTCGGCATTATTGTCTGCACTTACTTGGTCGGCATGACCGAGTTAACGCGTAGAGAAGATCGAGCAAAGGTTAATTGTGACGTATTGATGGGCGGTTGGCACCCCGATACCGCTAAGAAATACGCTGAGTTATGCTTGCAAGCGCGTGAGATGGCTAGGCAACAGTCACGCTAACATAGTTGACGCGGATGTTTGCACGTCAGCAACACGCTTGAGCCATCCCTTGCCGTATGTCTGGAAGGTCGGCAAGGACTTGTAGAACGCTTCTTTGCTGTTGCTAAACTTGTCTAGCAAGTCTTTACCATCTGCCTCTTGAATTGCTTTCATGGTCGCAGGGCCAATAGAACCATCAGCAGTTACACCTAGGGCTTTCTGTATCATCTTACGAGCAGCGGCTGGTCCAGCATTAATAGCAAAATCAAACACGGCGTAATCCACGCCAGCAGGTAAATCATCACCTCGAACGGCATCCCAATAATCTCTTTTGTATAGCGGTTTAACATCTTCTTTCTTTAGCGCCTTCATATCATCTTGTGTAACAGTATGCCCGATGTACTTCTCCCAATTGGCTTGAGTACACCCCCACATGGTGCATCCTTTACGCCCATCTGGTAACTTATTGCCAGGATCACGCTCATCATTTGTAAAACCACCCTCATGGGCGATAACCATATCAAAAGACTTATCCCAATTACTAATCATTTTTTATTCCTCATATCTGCTAGCTTCTCCACCGTTCTGCCTCCAAAATATGCGAGGAAGCAAATCTGGCCCCATTGGCCAAGCAAATTTACGAATCCTTCTTGTGGACTGTGACCAAAGGCTGACATCATAGTAAACACAAAGTAAGCTACAAAAATAGCAATCAACGCCATTGGCCTAATATTTTTAGATAGCCACGAATCTGAACCCATGTCAGACTTCCATCGATCACTAATATTAGTTTGTTCTACTTCATATAACTTGGTATCGTTTGCCATCTGCGCTAGCTCACCATTTTGCGCTAGCGTTGCTAATTCTAATTGTGCCTTAGCTTTTGCCTCTGGATCAGGGATGAGCTTATCAATTAACTTACCGCCTATGTTAAGTATTGCGTCAAGTCCAAACATTATCTACCTTTCCTAAAATGTAGCAACGCCAAGTCAAATATAATTAGAGACGCGCCAATATCTTTAGTTATCCAAAGTGGGAACAAAGTATCTGTAGGGTACGCGCCAAACTCAAAATAGTGTAATGAGCGCATAATCTGCACCATCAAGCCCATTGTCATTACAAATATGCCAATTTTAGATAGCATCCGCATATCAGTAAAGAATCCCGAAAATGCTAAGAAAGCTACTACAAAGACTGCAATTAGTTCAATTACTAAAATAGACATGAGCCAATGAATAAGTGTCATTTTTTTGCTTTTGGCTTATGTTTAATCTCATCCGCAATTTCTTGGATGTCCATGTGTTCTCTCTTGACCATGTAGTTAGACACCCAATTGATGACCGCTACACTACACATTCCAAGCACCCACGCTAGTCCAATTAACACGTCTAACTTCTCAGAGTTAATATCTAGCTTTTCAGCAACAATACCTGTGAACGCAAAACCAGCCATTGCGCTAATACCGCCTGCAATAAAGACTGACGCAACTTTACCCTTTTCTTGTAGCTTCTCAGGAGTCCAGAACATAGCAAGCGACAAGCCACCAAACAAACCACCAAGGGCAGGCGCTAGCTTTTCAATCAGGAATCCTTCAGGCATCATTTTACAATGACGGTTTGTAGTAATTGCATAAAAGTGTCCTTACCGAAGAACGTAAACGCTAAAATTCCGTACAACATATACTCGATTCGTTGCATACGTTTCTCACCAATTTTAAATAGCTCCTCGATGCGCTTATATCGTTCCGCGCATACTGCCTCATGCACGCTAATTCGTGTATTGTTCTCGGCTTCCATATTTACCTTGCAAGTGCGTTTTGGTTTTGTTGCTCAGGGGCTAATGCGTTAACTGGCGGCGTAGTAAGACTTGCTACGCCTGCGCGTGTACCCGAAAGATTAGATGCATTTTTAAGCGCTTTTAATACTTGAATACGGTCATCGGCAGGTAAAGTATTTAAAATTTCATTCATACTTTTGCCTGTTTTAGCTGCGTTTGCTAGTATATCTATTGTTTTATCGCTAACTTTATTTTCTAAAGTTCGTATGACTTGTTTAACTATAGCGGTCTTATAACCTACAAAGCCTGGTATCTTTTTGGCAAGGCTTTCATCTTCAAACCCTAATGCTTTTGCGCCTGCTTTAGCTTGTTCAGCTAATTTAAGATCACGCGTTAATTCTTCCGCAATTTGTTGCATAGGTTTAATATCAACGCCCATTTCTTTAAAGATATTAAAACTGCCTGGGCCAAAGACTTTTGCTACTGCGTCAGGGTTATCGCCTTGAACCAGTTTGATAAATTCGTCAGGCGATGTTTTAAACATAGCCAGCGCTTTTCCTGCTAATTTACGTCGGTCAATTAGTTGAGCATTAGCGGCGTAATCACGCAAGTATTGCCCATACGCTGTACCGCCAGCTTCTTCTACGGCGTTAATGATTGGCGTTTTAAGTTGGGCTATTACGCCTGCAGCTAAGTTCTTTTTAGCTGTTTGATCTAGCCCTGGGCGTAATTTTTCAACGGCAGCATTAACAGAATTTTTGCGTAAACTATCTAACGCAAACGCATCTATTACCCCATCGCTATTTGTCCATTTAGCAACATCATCGCCAAAACTTTTAATAGCGCCTTCAATAACATCATTACCTGCAAACTCAGGGTTACGCAAAATACCATTTATACGACTTGTAACAGACTTAGCTGTTAAAGGTTTTAACCCATACGCCGCCAAGCTGTCGGTAGCCGCTTGTTTAAATCGCGCAGCTTCACCAAAAAGTAACGACCCTTCAGCTGCTTTCGATGCTACTTCATCAGCTTTATCAGCTAACTCGCCTATGTATGTATAGCGTGCGGTGCTAGTTGGCAAACCTTGTTCAACTACACGTTGCGTTGCAAGATTAGCAGCTCGATCACCCGCCGCAACAAACCGACGTACGTCTTGAACTTTATCTGTCGCAGCTTGCCCTAATACGTTTGCTTCTGCTTGTAATTTAGGGCCTAGAGTGCCTGCAAGGTTAGCGGCTGCTAATTCAGTTTCACGAATTGGCGTCATTAAATTGTTTAACGCATTTTTAAATTCGCTTACTGAAGTTAAATTTTCAGTTAAAGATGGCCCACCAGCTAGACGCGCTAACTGATTTAATTGTTCTGTTTTTTGTTTATCTTTAAGAACACGATAATAACTTGATTTATCTTTGCCAGACACAAACCCTAAAAATGCTTGGTAGACGTCATTGTCAATACCGTACGCTGCTTGTGCCGCGTTAATGTCTAACGGCGCTGCACCGTTGGCTGCGCGGATCTGATTAATCTGATCACCAGCTGCTTGACGAGCAATCTTACCCGCCTCAACATTAGCTAGTTTACCTGTAGCCGCATCAATAAATTTACCTGCGCCTATGGCTAAAAATTTAACTGCAGGCGGTACAACAAAAGGTGCGACGGCGCCAATACTAGCGCCTGTTTCAGTTTCTTCAGGATTAACTAAAGCTGATGATATCCCACCAACAGTAGCGCCGCCAACCAATCTTGCTAACGCATTACCAGTTCTACCAGCTAAAGTTGTAGGGGTTATCCCTGTTTGAAATCCACCTGAGCTAAGTGATTTTGCTAACGGTGTGGTTATACTTGCTACTTGCGGCGCAACTTTACCTAACATTTGCACAGGTTTAGCAATTAAACCGCCAGCAGGCAACGTAGCT